ACTTTTTCAAAAAATCGCTGTTGTCCCCGCCGATAAAAATCGTCATCGAAGCGTTCCCGGCCATAGTCTCACCCCGCTTTCACGAAAATAGTTTGACTTTCTTGCATACTATTGCTCAAAAACTAAGCAAGAAAGTTTAATCTTCCTATCCAACATCGTCATCCCACGCTGGCTAAAAGCTCTTTAATATCCGCTTTAGCTTGTTCTTGCGTTACTTTTTGTTTTTCTTTCGGCTCCCGGCCGAGCAGCATATCCACCGTAACCGGCTTTTTCAGGTCGCGCGACGTGCAGGTGTTGATGATGGAAGCGACAAAACCCGCTGTCATTATCTGTTCCTGCTTGGTTCGCCAGTGATAGCCTTCCGCCAGCTCGTAAAACTCGCCGAAAGTCAGCCGGCCAAATTCCCATGGTTTTAGCCCCAACGGGCCGTAAGCCACCGGCGCGGCCTTTTCGATCCACTGGGCTACGGTGGTCACTCGTTTCCCTCGTCCGTCTCCTCTTGCGTATCTTCCTCGCCGGCCAGGCTCTCACCCATGATCTTCGATGCCTTGATGGCTTCGCCGATCTTGCCGGCAAGTTCCCCGAAGCTGCCGCCGGCTTCCATGTATTCCTGCATCATCAGCCCCACCCGCTGCAGAGTGATCCCTTTTTCCGCATGCTTGAGGCCGCCCCACAGCAAAATGCGGATCGCCGAAAAGCCTGCCGCCATAGGGTTACTCATTACATAAAGCAGGGATTTTCCTCCCATCAGCTCTTCCATCTCAGCGGCAGCGTTAATATCATAGCGAAGGCGGCGCTCCTTGCCGCCAATCGTAATAAACACCGGTCCTGTCATCGTTCATTCCTCCATTTTCAAGAAAACAGGGTGCACAGTCCAAACTGCACACCCCATCCGTTATGCCGCGGGCGCAACGCCCGGAGTTGTATTCGCCGAAACCGGAGCCGCCGTCAAACCGGCGCATGTCCCGTTGGCAATGGCAATGTTGAGAGTGCTGTCATTAGCTGCCGCGGTCAAGGCCGTCAGTTCC